CGAATACCACAAAAAGCAAAAAATGTCAAGCGTTTTTCAAAAAAAAAGTTTAAAAAAAATTTTTCAAAAAAAAATAAAAAAATTTGAAAAAATTGTTGACAAGGCAACGGGCGGAGGTGTATATTATAATTGTTTACAGGAAAAGCGAACACCCGACCAGGACGGCGGGGAAGAAAAAAGGAGAAACCAGAACATGGAAAAAGTAGAACAATTTTATAACAAAAACCAATTTCTTATAAGGGGGGCAAGTGGGGTCACATTTCAAAGTTACAAAAGCACAATAGCAAATATCAACAGCAACGGTAAATTGACATTTTTCAGTGATTGGGACTATTCAAAAACCACTTTAAAACATTTATATTTGTTTCTGCATGATTACAAAAACAGCATTGAAAATTTTGTTTATTCTCAAATTTTTTCAAAGGGTTTTGAATGTTCAAAAAACAAAAAGCAATTTTTGCAAAATTTAATCAACAAAAAAATTATTGAATATATGGTGGACTAAAAAAATGATACTAAACAACTTAAACTATTTGAGGGAGAAACAATCCGCGCTTATCATAGCAAGACGAACAGCAACCCCAGCCGAACAACAAGAAATCAATGTTGAACTTGAATATATATATGATGCGATATATCGAATTTTAAAGGAGAAAAAACAAATGAAAGAATTAAAAAATCATATTAAAAAAAATACAAACACTTTAAAAATTAAAACAAAAGTAGACTTTAACGGCGGAATTATCCCGAAAAGTACCGTTTTGGCAGTTAAGAGGGAAATTGGGTTTGGGTGGTTTGGTGGTGGCTATCAATGGTCGTTGGAAGTTTTGAGAAACGCCGAACTAGTGGAAATTTTGAAACAGGTGGGCTAAAAACATGAAATTTGAAGAAATGAAAAAAACTTTTGATGAACTTATTCAAAAAAATTTAAGCGCCGAAAACAAGCGAAAAAAACTTGAACCTCTTTTTGTAAAACATAAACACTATGTTTGCATTTTATATAAAGGTTTTTGTCAACAAATTTTTAGTTATAATATAACGAAAGAAGAATTTTCAAAAAAAATAGTTAAACTATTAAAACGAGAATATGGAGCGGAGGTTTAAGACATGACGCTACATTTTGAAAGTTTGGAAGCATTGAAACAGATATTCAAAGAAGAAGAAGAGAACGAGCGAACGACCGCGGAAGACTTGAAACGCCAGCGCCTAGAACTACAAGCCCGAAAAATAGCCCTAGAAGAGAGGAAGCAAGAGAGAGCCGAACAAATCCACCAAGAAAAAGAGAACAGCCCGCCAAGGGTCAAAAAAGCGTCCAATTTTGGCATAATAGCAAGCCTGCTTGCATTGCTTTTGAATATGTTCATGTTGGTTGCCGTTTTCTTTGGTTTATTAAAATTTTATTGAACAGAAAAGGCGGGAGCGTTTGCCCCTGCTTTTTTATTGCCAGCATTTAAAATCAGCCCCAAAACGCCACCAAGAAGCCACGAAAGAAACCGAGCCTATAAAATACACCAGCCAAACATAAAAACGCCTAGAAAGTGCCATTTATGACTTATTCCAAAACCGCCAAGCCCACTATATACTATTACTTATTTTTTTTACTTAATATATTAAAATACTTATTTTTTTTACCTAAAATAAATACTAATTACTAATTAAAGTTTACTAATTAAAATTTACTTAAAATTAAAATATTATATTACAGTTTAATTACTACCTCAGTTTAATTATTTAATTACTATTTTTTAACTATTATATTATTATTATATAAGTAAAGAAAAACTAAAAGTTAATTAAAAGAAAACTAGGGACTATCAAAAGAAAAAGTTATGAAAAGGTCAAAGAAAGTCAAAAGCCCTACACCCAGGTAGGAATTTGAAGATATGTGGGGGACTGCATTTTAGCCCACGGAATAATTTACCTATGGAATATCCTACTGCGTTGGTAGGAATTAAACTGGGGCAAAATTATAGGGGCTAAACCTTTTTTTTGAAAAAAGTGTATAATATAAGTAACGACAGGGCGAAGAAGGGTTGCCCGAAAAACTCATTTTAAGTGGAGAGAGAAAAGATGGGGAGAACGATGAAGACGCCGAAAGAGTCACCTGTTAAGAAGACGTTGGTGACAGACAAGAAAGAGAATGCGGTTAAGAAGTACAAGTTTTTTACTGCGGAAGAACAAGAAGCCTACGAGAAGATGAATGTAAGGCGAAGGGCGTACATTGATTACAGGGGTCAAGGGTACGGGTTGAAGCAGTCGGCACTTATGGCTGGGTTTGGTGGAAACAATCCTAGTCAGAGCGGATATCTGCAAGAGTACAAGACACCTATGATTAAGCATTTAATCGAAGTCATACAAAAACAGAACTCTGCGGTGAACTTTATAAAGGGCGAAGGCTCCGAGGGGCGAAAACTTGACGCGCTTGCACTACAAGAGAACGCGGAGAAGACTTTGGAGAAGGCTGGTGCGATAGACGGAGAAACCGCTAAACGCATACAACTTTACAGAGACATTGTAAACGGCAAGATTAAGAGTGTTAAAAAGGTGTCTAGATACAATAACATGGGTGCATTGATTGAAACTCGTGTGGAAGAAACTTCACCTATTGAAATGCGAATACAGGCTCGAAAGGAACTGGACAAGATTTTAGGGCTTAACCAGTTGATTGATGTTGGTTCCATACAGGCTGGCGGTGACATAACGATTAACATAGTTGACGCTTCTAAAAAGGAAGAACTTGAAGACGACAGAAACAAAGTTACACTTGACCTTGACAAGGTTGAAGTGGTTGACGGCAAAGAAGTTTACGTTATGGGCGAAGAAGAGAAAATTGTAAACTCTAAAAAGGCACCGAAAAAAGACGATGACGAAGACGACGACGAAGAAAAGGACGATTAGCCTATGGCAGAACCTTTAAGCAATGAAGCCTTTCTTGAAAAGCAAGGACTTAACAAGGAACTACTAAACAACAATGGGCTTTCCGCTACAAACTTGCTTATACCTGATGTTTACAAGGAAATCTTCTTAAACAACTACCGATACTTCATACTTTCTTCTGGTCGTATATCTGGAAAGACTAGCATACTTGTTGCTATCTGGTGGGTGTTCTTTAACAAGTTTAAAGACCGTGACATTGTTATCTTGCAAGCAACGGCTACCGAAATCAAGGATAGCATTATTAACGAGATTGAAAAGTTCTTGCGAAACTCTGGCTTCGATGTTGGTGAAGACCCTAGTTGCGAATTTTACATTCCTAAAAGCAAAGACCGAATTATCCGCAATGGACAGACAGGTGGAACCTACTTTTACCCTATCACCGATAGTAAGGGTGGTCAGCGTTCTCGTGGTATTAACACTCGTAATAAACTTTCACTTGTACTTTACGAAGAAGCGCAGAAAAACAAAGACGGCAACGTTGTTGAACAATCAGTTATTACTTTCATTCGACAACTAGACGGACAAGCGAAACTCATAATTGTTGGTAACAATGAAACCGTTGGGCATTGGTTTGTTGATTATGTAAACGATAAACGACAAGACCCTGAATGGTGCTACATTTATGCTAACTGCTACAACATTTGGAACTTGCTGAACGAACAGACAAGGTCTTACATTGAAAACTTTAAGAAAGTAAACTACACCGAGTTTAGGCGTGTCTTCCTTGGAGATATAAATGCGAACACCAGTGATGTTGTATTTCCACAATTTACAAGGTCGCAAAACTACAAAAAGGTTTACGAACTCGAACAACACATAATCACGAACCTTATAATTGGTGTCGACCATGCTACGGCAAACGATACTTTCGCTGTTGTGCCAGTGGCGGTTCTTGATAACGGAACCACTCAAACACTTGAAGTCATGTATAATGACCCCGAAGAAACAAACAGAACACTTGCACCTACCGAACAATGCGACTTACTTGACGAATTTCTTGATTTTCTTGACAATAAGTACGGCATTGTTTATAACCGCTTACAAGTTGTGTTAAGCGTCGATGGTGCGGCGGCACCTTTCATTGCACAATTAAAACACCTTAAAAAGACAAGTCCACACAAGGCTTTGTGGAAAAACATTCAAATCAAAGGCTTTACAATGAAGAAAAAAGACACCAACCTTGGAATTATCAAAAACGCTTTCGCTTATGGCGTTCTCACAATTTTGAACGAAGGCGTTTATCAATGGAACGGTGACCTTAACAAGCATAGACTTGCAAAGGAAATCGAAAAACAACGATATAAAAACAGAAAGTTAGACCCAGCAATCAAAAACGACTTGTGCGACGCCCTTGAATATGGTCTTGTGCCTTACTACATCAACTGCTACAACATTTCATTCCCTGTAAGACGCGACGATATCAAAATGCAGTCACATTATGACGATATTAGAAAGTTGGCTAATGTAAAATAAAGGAGAGAGATAAATGGAAAAAACCGAAAAAATGGTTGAAGAACCTAAAACTGAAAAAAAACCACTTACTGGCAACAAAATGCTTGATTTAATCATTGCGAAAACCTATTCAAGGCACAATGATTTGAGTGAAAGCGAGTTTTTGGAAGCAATCGGCTTCAAAGACAGCGGAAAGACCGAAGAAGAAGCGGTTAGAATTGCAATGATGAATGTAATCGTTGCCATGACAAAGGTTCTCATTGAGTGCAAAGGCACTTTGAACATTACAAATGGCTTTTTAAAGTCAATGTTGAACGAAGATATGTCTGTTAAAGACGAAAAAGAGGGAGAATAGATATGGAAAACAAAATCGAAAACAAAGAAAACAAAGAAAATGCAGGGCTTGATGTTGAAGCCGTTGAAACAATGGTTGCTGACAGCATTTACAAGACCGTTAGTGACCCTAAACTTATGAACAGAGCATTACTTAACTGCTTCTGCGAACTTATGGGCGAACTTAAAGACATGAAAAAACAATTTGACGAACTTATGGAAACAATCTCAATTGCTTCTGCCGATAAAGTAAACGATTTCTTTGTAAAAACAAAAGACAACCTTTCAAAGGAAACAAAAAGAGCAAATGCTCATGCAAAAGTGGCAAAATCACACCAAAAATCAAAAAAAGCAACCAAAACTTCTAAAAAAGTGTAATATAATAAATAAAAGGGAGAATTAAAATGAGCCAACAAGTTTATGACATTGATACAGTCGGCTACGGCAACGGACTTGGAAATTTCTTTGATTTCTATGTAAACAACACTTTTTATTTGTTAGCACCTGATTATTATCGTTCATTTTACTCGATTTACTTGAACCGCTGTCTTGCAGTTTACGACGGCTGGGTAAACGGCTTTCATAATGTAAAGAGCGGTTTAACACCACAAAGAATGCTTCAAAGCATTACAACTGGACTTAATAACATGCTTTTTGCACATGGCATTGATTTCAGTGGTTCGAAAGCCGATTATGACTTTGCTGTTAAGTGGGCGAAGAAAACAAAATTCTACAAGGCGATTAAAAAGGCGCATAAGTTTGCGGTTGCTGGTGGAACTTCACTTTTGAAGTTGAATAGGGAAAATAAGGAATTATTTGCCTCTGCACACCGCATTGACACTTTCTTCGTAGATATAGACGCTAATGGTGAAATCTCGTCTGCAAAGGTGTTTTTTGACGCTATTCATAACACTAACAAGGCAGGCACAAGAGAACACTTCGGTATTTGCGAAGAAAGATATTTCAATGAAGACGGCAAACCTTGTGTAATGGCTACCGTTTATAAGGCTAGCGGAAATCTTCAAACCGAAGTACAATCAAGACAGAACATTGGGTCTACAAGAATGCGTTGGGGGCAACTTCCACCAGATGTTAAAAACTACATTAAAAAGTGCTACCCTAGTGTTGTTTTGGACAAAGAGCAATACTTGCCTTTCCCTAACTCGCTTGGTTGTTACCTTTTGAAATTTACTGACGACATTCCACAAGTTCCAAATACACCTTTCGGACAACCTATTGGTGATATTTTGTGGACAGAGAACTTCCAGTTCGACCAAATGAAATACTTTGAGAAGAATGAAGTTGACCTTGCAAGAGCAAGAGCCTTGGTTCCAGAAGAAATGTGGAACAAAGACGACCCAGCCTATGACGACCGTGCGCTAGACCAAAGATTTTATCAGAAAGTTTCAAGTGTAAATGGTGACGACGACAAAGTTACACCTATTCAATTCGCCTTGCGTGGAACAGACATGAAAACACAAATGGAGAATATCTACAAAGATTGTGCTTTCAAGTTAAACATTTCTGCAAGTTCTATTGCTTCGTTTTTGAGTGAAGGTGCTGGTGCTAGAACCGCTACCGAAATCATCAGCGAAAGAACAAAGAGTGACACATGGATTAAAGGGCAAATCAATCTCAATGCACCTGAAATTAACGACATGCTTTCAGCGGTTATGTATTACTACAACCACGAACCAGTTGAGATTATCTTAAAAGCGGAAGACCAAAGCCCATTCATTGAAAGACTTAAAACCAACAGTGATGTGTTCAGTGCTGGAAACATGACTGCTAGACGCTTTGTAAAGGACACTTATAAGAACCTTTCACAAGCAGAACAAGAAGAAGAAATCAGTGCTTTGGAAGAAGCGAAATCTCTTCGAAATCAAATGCAAACCGCGACAATGGCTTCATGGCAAGGCGGAGATAAACGCGCAACACCTACACCAGTGAGCCAAAATTCAGAAAAAAGTGTATAATATAAGTAACAGCAGTGAAAAACCACAGGCGAGTAACTGAAAATCTGTTACGGTATTATTAGGAGAAAACAATGTTTAATTTGTTTAAAAAACTCTTAAAACATAAACCCGAAGATAAAAATGAAGTTCGCAAGGTTTCAGAAGACGAAAAATCGATGAAGAAACAGACGAAACTGGGGTCTAAAAAAAGAGAGAAAGGAGAACCAAAAATGCCAAACGAAAAAGAAAAGGTTGAAGACATCAAAGAAAACGAGAAAGTCGAAGAAACCAAAGACGGTAAAGTTGACGAAGAAAAAAAGGAAACTGTTGAAAAAGACAAGGCAGTTGACAAAGTAAGCGAAGACACCGAAACAAAAAATGCCGAGAGTGCAGAAAAAGAAGAAGAAAAAGCACAAGAACCTATTGTTGAAACAACTGATGAAGAGAATGTCAATGCAATTCCAATCAATGAACTTGTAACAAAGGAAGACCTTACTGCTAGACTTTCAGCCTTTGAAGCAAAACTCGACGCAGTCATTAAGGAAAACCAAGACCTTAAAGACAAACTCGCACAATCACAGCAAGACGCTAATGATTTAAGAGATAAATACGAAAATAAAGATTTTGGTACACTTTCAAGAAAGGGTGTTGCCGAAAGAGACAAATCTGCCGAAAGCACATTCGGTGAAACTTTTGAAAGTTATAGCAAAAGATTTATGTAAGTAAAAAAGCAAGCCCACATGCTTAAAGTGGACAAAGAAAAATTAAAAGGAGAAATTTACAATGGCTTTTCAAACCCTCAATGGTTACGATGTTGAACATGCAAGTTCAATGCTCGTATACGAAAACCTTTTCCCAACCATTCAACACATTGACGGAAAAGGTGTTATTGACAAATACACAAGCACAAACGATGTTGAGAGTGTAACTTACATTGATGTTATGCGTGTATTGCCATACGCTCCAAGATTTAGACAACTTGGCGCTACAAACAACGGTGCTTATCACAATGCACAAAACGAAGGTGGTTATAACAACGCACCACAATCAACTCATTACACAATTCCAGTTGATTTGATTTACGACGAAGGTGTTCCTATCACATCACCACAAATCTATGCTAACCCAATTGCTTTGAGACAAGTAGTTCTTGCACAACTTGTTAAAACAGCAGGTATGGCTATCAACGTTATCACTTACGCAAAACAAATTGAAGGCTTCTTCCGTAATGGTGACAACTTCGACAAGGCAAAAGCACACGCTGTTGGAGCAATCGAGGCTGCGGATATTTCAGCAGACGAAATTGCAAACGCAGTTTTCGCTTATGACCCAAGCGTAGTTGCTACTGACGCAAACAGTTCAACAAACGCTTTCATTTCTGCTAACGAAAGTTTTAACGATGGTATTCCTGAAATCGGTTCTCTCGTAGTTCCTACTGACGAAAGACAAGGTTTCGTTACACCACAACTTAACAGACTTATGAAAGCACAATACATGCAAAATGCAAGCGAAGCATCTGCTCGTATTCTCGCTACTGGCTTCATTAACCCATTTAATGGACAAGAAGGAAAGAGAATTGACACAGAAACTGGACTTTGCGGTATGTATGACGGAGTTGACCTTTTCATGTTTAACAAAGTAACAAGACAATTTGTTTATGTTGCTCTTGGACTTTTGGGAACAGCAAATGACGCTGCTGGTAAACTTCCTACCGTTCGTGGACTTCTTGACAAATTCACAGGTATGATTGTTTATGGTGCTGGTACTTGCCGTGGTATCGTTGGACCTTCTGTTGAAGCAAACCCTAACACATACTATGGTGGAGTTTATATCCTTCCAAAAATGAAAGTTGGTGTTGAAGTTCTTCATGGTGCTACAATCAAAATGATTATCAATGCTGGTGCTGACCTTGCTGATACATGGACTTCTGCTAACATTGCTGATATCATGAACACTATTAAGTTCACACCTATCGACGGTAAAGTTGTTAAAGGAAACAGCGTTGTTGCTGGATTTAACGACGGAACTACTAACTAATTTAACCTACTGACCTACTATCTATCTCTCTAAAACGGTGGCACAAAACCCACCGTTTTTCTTATTTTTGTGTATAATATAATTAAAAGGAGAAATTTTTTATGGCGAAATTTGCAAACTGCGGTTACGGAAGTGACGGACAAGGAACTGGAAAAAGTGAAGGCGGTTACACTTATGTTGTGAACAACAATGTAAGGACTGGTCAAACGCTTCAATTAAGTGTTAAGCATGCCAAATCGCAAAGAATTTTCGGTACAACTGGTAAAGTCCTTTCAACAGCGAAAGAAACAAGTGTTAAAGGGCAAGAAGTTAAAAGAGAACTCGAAGAGAAAGAAGTTAAAGAAGTGGCAAATGCTTATACTGGTAAGGAACTTGGCGCAACTCGTGAAAGGGGCGCAAGCGGAAAATTTTCAAGCCAAAGCCGTCAAGGTTATTATGAAGACCAAAAACCTATTACAAGATATCAACAACAAGTTCGAGGCGGAAACATTCTTGCAAGACAACAACAAACTGGCGGAGAACTCGCAAGAACACCAAAAACAACAAAAGCAATCGAAACTTTTGAGAGTTATAGTAAACAATTTATGCCAAAGGGAGACGAAGAAAAATAATGAACAACTACATTGCACCTTATTATACAAAAGAACAACTTTTACAACTTGACGAAAGCGAAATACATTTTCCTTTTAGTGATGACGACGCAATTTATGACGGACTTACCCACCAATATGAACTTACTGACAAATATTTTTACGAAAGGGGCAGAAATCTTCAAATTGAAATTGACGGAAACGAGCCTGATAAAGTAAAACATTTCTTGCGTTATTTGCGTTTAAAAGTTTATACTAGAATTTACACACACAACAAAAGTACAAGGAGCCAACTCAATTACATGATTGCTAAAAGGGGAATTAACGGCTTTTCACCTTATGAATACCGCCAAACTTTCCTTGAAGCCATGTTTGTTGAGGGTTGCTATTTGCTTGACAATGGAGACCTTTCAAATGTTGCTGGTGTTGACCTTGACACCATGCAGAACATGAGTGGTGATGTTATGAGAAACCAAGACAGAGATTTCCACAAAGACGCAGTAGGTATTTTGACACAACTTGGACTTAACTATTACGGAAGATACTGGTTCACTCCACAAGGAAAAGACTGGTAAGGGAGTTTTGCCTTATGAAAATGAAATTTAAAAGCACAACCTTAAACCCAAAGGCATTGCTGTACAAAAGATACACTGCTGTTGAGAAGAGTTTTGGGCTTGAAACCGTTTATAAGACCTATGACGGCAAATATTGGTTTTTTGACAAAGAAGCACTAACATTTGTACCAGTGCCACCACAAAACATTGATTTCGTTGAGTATGTTGAAAGTGACGGAACACAATTTATTGAAACAGATTATTCAATCAACGAAAAAACTTCTTGTGAAATAACAGTATCGAATGCCGTTCCACCATTTCCTGAACTTGGTAAGGTAAACCGCGTTGCTGTTTTTGGTTCAACGAATTTCTATATTATCGACAATACCAGTGACAGCAACTCTCTTTCGGTCGGATTTGCCACTTACAATGAAGCATCAACGCCAAATACTTCTGCATTTTATTGTTCATTCGGTAAAAGAGTTATTTCAACTCTTTACAATGAACCACACCCTGACGACAGAAAATACACAATTAAACTTGGCGCGAGTGGTCTAGATGTTGACGACGGAACCACAAAATCACACTTTGATTATTCAAAACCTGAAACAGGCACAAAACAACCACAACCAAAAGCATGTATTTTTAATGAAGCATCAGGCGGAAAAAATTATGTTTTTCGCGACAACTTTGCGTCATGTAAATTGTACGAGTTAAAAGTTTATGAAGACGGAGTTCTTGTTAGACACTTCTTGCCTTTTGTTGACAAAGTTACTGGGGAAGCAGGGCTTTATGAAGCGGTAAAGGGAAACACTTTCTTTTCGCATTACAATAATTTTATAAGCAAAAGAAACCCTCTTTCTGCTAACGGCGCAAACCATATAAGCGTTTTAACACAACCTAAAAATGCAACAATCATAAATGTCGAAAACACCTCTACATTCATGAAGTATTATGACAATTACTTCAAATACAGTGACCAAACAGGCTGGTCTACCGCAAACGGAACAGAGGGGTATACCAAATATTCGCTTATTTCCCTTGGGTTTAGCAACATTGGCAAATATCAAGTAAATAACTACTATTTTGCAGGTTCGTTTGATTGGACAATGAACGGAAGCGAAAGCGGAACAACTGGTCAATACATTAAAGGTAATATCATGCCTTTAAAATCGTTCAATATCAAATACTTCACTGACGACCTTGCAATTTGCGAAGATGATTTAATCGTAATTGACGGCAAACTTTATTCGGTTGAAAACCCTGAAACAACACATAAACATGCACCAAAACACTTCAATATTTATTTTGCAACGCTTAACAGCATTTTATAGGAGTGAAAAATGTCACAATATAGCCAAACATTTTCCATAACCGACATTCTTAACAACAAAAAACTTTACGGAAAGTTGCCACTAATCAATTACAAGGAAATCGAAAGGGAAGACGGAAAAGTTTCTCGAAGAACAAACGCGAAGACCGTAAACAGGTTTATTTTCGACACCGCAATCTCCTCTGCAAGACCCTTTTATAGACCGATATTGCCGTCTAGAAGCGGTAATTTGCTCGTCATCGGTGGAACACTCGTGGGAGACCATAATGAAGCGGTTGACGCTGTCTATCAAGCACTCGTTGCGTCAAAAAGTATCATAAGTTTTACGGCTAATACTCGTGAAATGCTCATGTCTGCCGTTAAAGAAACGGAAAAGAACAAAAGAAAATATGGCATTGACAGCAAACTCTATTTAAGAGTAAAATCAATGCAACAAATAGAAGCAATGAGCAAACAAGAAATTTTTGCCCTTCTTCAAAACATAATGGAAAACATTTTCTATGGTGATGACTTCCCTGAAACACAGAAAAAGTTTCAAGTTGACAAACTATATGTAAAAAGTTCCTTGAACTATAACCAAAGAAAGGAACAATGGAAAAGAAAGGTAGGAGATGAATGATGAGAACCATTTTTACATCAGAAGACACAAAAAATATAATCGAAACCATTTTTAACGGCAATTTTGCCACCTACAAGGCGAGTTCTGGTACTGTGCCGTATGAAAACCCTAACAGCGAAGAAATAGCCGTTCTAGACGCAAATTTGGGGCTAAAATCAACATATGACCTTGCACAGTATTTAAACATAAATTTTTACTCTTGGAGACAGAGAGTTGTTGAAAAGGGCAACGAACCTATAAGTAATAGTGCCAACTTGTCAACTTTTGAGAGTTGGGTTGAAAGTCTTAACTATTCAATGAATGAAAGTTATGGCTTGGTTGAGAAGATTGACGAAGAAGTTACTGCAAGCCAAGACATTGATAGTTCTGTTATAACTGGAAAGGTTACATTTTTGATACAGACCGACAAAGTGAAAAATCTTGATTATTATGTTACAAAGATAAGAAACAAATATTTAGGCGTTCCGCAAGATATTCAGAACTCATATAGTGATATAGTAAAGGCTTACATCATGATTGGTTCGCTTATGTATGACAACGAGCCAGCAATGACACAAGTTGGCGAATGCGTTATTTGCAGTTTTAATTTCCGCATTAGTTATTTGAATGACGCATTGAATTATAGTGATACAAAAGTCGAGATTTCGCTTGATAATGAAGCAACCTACAACGAACTCCCTATAACCAAACAGACATGGCAATTAGTTGCGACCGAGAATGCCTTGCCTATGTTTGTTAGACCTGATTTGACTGGCATGGAAGCAACCGCCCTTTCAATGGTTAAAACGCTCGCCTTTTATGATTTCAAAAGCAGTCCGCTTTCAATGGCTTTCAATGACCTGTTTTGGTCAAGTTGTGCTATTAGTGTTGACGGAGTTGCGTCAACCGTTAAAGATGTAAACATACCAGTATTTGTGCGTGTTACAAGCAACGGACACACTTATGTGTTTAAAGATATGATTTCTGGAATGGAAAAAGTTATCACAAATAGTGATTTTAACATTTCGAGCATAACATTAAAAGGTTGGGCAAAGATTGTTCAACAATAAAAAATAAAGGAGAAGTACAATGGCTACACTTTATCAACAAGGAACCCAAAGGATAGAAATAATTGTTCGTAAAGAGAGTGACGGTTCAAGCGTTGGAGCAAAGACCACAGAACCTGAAAGTGCTGGCGGAAAAGGTGGCGGTGAAACAACTTGGAAAACTGCCATTTTCGGTAGTGAAAGCCCTGAAAGAATTAGAAGGGTTATCAAGACAAATACCACTCACATGATTGCCGTTTCTAAACAAGTCCTTGGACTTGCAATGGAGTATAGGCATGCTGGAATTTCTTATAAAACTGGTGACCAATCGCTACAAGACCAAGTAAAAAGAAAGGTTGAAGTTATTGAAGACGCTTCCAATGTTGCTTCGAGTGTTGCCATGGGTGCAGTATATGGAGCATGGGGAGGACCAATAGGTTCTTTCCTTGGCGCTGCAATGGGGCTGATTTCAAGTGGGGCTTCAACAATCGTTAAGTACCGCGGTCGAGAAAGAGAGTTCAATTATAAAGCGTTTAAAGAGAACAATGCCATTGAATATAAGCGTGCAAGGGCGCATGTCAATTTAACAACAGGGAGATTAAGATAAATGATTTACGCTAAACTTTACAAGTATGATAGCACAAAAGCCGATTATAAAGGTGAAGATTTTTCAAAGTACATTCTTCTTGCGCCTGAAACAAAAGAAGATTTACAAGAAATACTTGATGTCGCAGATTTGACACTTGTTGGGCTTCCTACAAGTAAAGAATTTGAGCCTTCGACAAAGTTTATTTTCGAGATTTGGGACGACCTTGTAACTGACGCACCAGTTAAGTCTTTTCACTTATGCGTTGCACAAGACCTTGTTAGCCAACCAATTTTAAGTGATGACAATTATTTTAACCACAATATTTCGTTCGACGAAGCAAGTGTTATTGCTCAAAACAGACTGGTTGACAACATTGCCGTAACTTATAGGCTTCAAGAAGTTTCTTTAAGTGGTAAAATGCAGTTTGACCCTAACCAAAAAGCCGAAGTAAGCATTAAAAACATAAACAAGAAAGAGGTTTCAGACCCTTTCCAATCAAGTATTAAAAGCCTTGTAAGCATATTTCACAATGGTCGAAGATTTAACTGGGAATTTCCAAACTGGTTCGCTAGCGGAAGCACAAATAACTCTTCTATTGACGAATGGAAAAACTTCGCTTACTATCAAGGAACAAAAACAACAAAAGAAGTTACACTGCCAATACCTATGTTAAGAGTTGATACATCAGTACAAAACTCAAACAATTATGTTAAACAAGGTTATTGTTCGGTTAGAGTTGATGTTATCGAAACCGATTTGGCAAGTGGTAATCAGATAAATGTTCAAGGTTACCCTATTGTTGTAAACCCTTGCACATCAAACGAACATGAAAATGAATGGTTGCAATCTTGGGAAAGTGGGAAATCAATAATTGCATCAGGAACTACTTGTCCGACATTAAACAAGGGTGAAATTTTAAGCCGAATAAAAGTAAGACAAAGTTCAGTTGGTGGAGTTCCCGGGTTTCTTGGCGGATATTTAAAAACAATTACTCAATATGATAGCCAACCAACCAATAGGCGTATAACTTTTAGCATTAAACCAAATAAAGGATATACCGTAAGAGTTTCACTTGCAAATCTCAAAGGAAGAAGCGTTACTGATTTTCAAGACGACACCGAAAATGCTCGTTATGAAAACGCTGCTTCTTATACAGGTTTTGTTGTTTGGAAAGGTGCAAACTATGACAACTTCCCAACCAACACTGACAACCTTTCCGCTTCGATTTCATTCAAGTGTTTCCAAGAAGACGAAACAAACCGCATTCTTCTTCACCAAGCACCACAAGAAACCGCATATGACCTTTATAACAAATCACAATTAACAGTACAAAATGTGGCGAAAGAACAAGGAACACCTATAACCGAAACAAAACAAGCATTTTATCTAAACGATGACGACGCAAAAGAGTTGAAAAATACGGTTATTGTTGAAAACTTCTACAACCAAAAGAACCTTTGGGAAATTCAACTCGATATTGGGAAATACATTCATGCCGTGCCAAAAACACGATTTGGTGCAGACGATAGGCTTATAACCTCATTTAAAAGGCTTGGAAAGCCCCCGGCAGACGCAGAAGAAATTCAGTCGAATAAAATATCAATTTACAATAGTAAAAGCATTGAGAACTATATTTCGGCTTGTTCTTCATATGTTTCTAACATGGTTCAACTTGGTGGCGTTATTGACGAATGGGTTGCTCCAAAGTCTTCGAGTGAAGATTATTTGGTTTACAACGATGTTGCTGAAATTATAACCAGCAAAAACATGATTGAAATTGTAAATATGGAAGTTAAGCGTATTCCTGACGGAACCATAAGAAATTTGGCTGGCAAAGGCACTAATGGTGAAAACAGCAACGGCTACATTTTTGAGAAGAACATTTACGACTTGCTCTCTATTGACGGAAGATTAAGAACAAACAAAGGACTTGCAATTTACTACGAACTTGGCGGAAACACAATTAAAGGGTTAAACTATCAACTGCCTTCTGTTAGCCGTGGTGACGCTACTAGCGAGTATGCCATTAAGCGAATAATTGCAGACGCTTTCAAAACTGACGAAAAAGGCATGCCTTATGTGCAAAGTAGCATTGCAAAAATCAAAGTAAATGACTATGTTTTCCACATTATTTACAGAACAAAAGACACTTTGAGAAGTGACCAAACAAGACCTGATTTGAGAAAATACATGCTCAACTCAAAATATGACCGCGTTCCACTTCATAACCAATTTAACAACCAACAAGATATCGTTATTGATAGTGTTAAGTTTGGTAACAATATTTACGGAAAACTTATCAGAACTGGAAACACTGAATACACCATTACAGAGTGGCTTCCTAACTCTTTGCAACTTCGAGATACTGGCGATGTTGTTAAAATCAAGGGCGAAATTTACTATGTTACAAGCGTGAAAAACACTTATTATAAAGACCACATTGTAAGCGAGGTTACATTCTCAAAGGACTATAACCAATTGAGTGAAATTATCGGCATTCCTAGCGAACCTAGATTTTATGAAATTAGCGAACAAAGTCTTATTAAGAGAGAAGTTTCAATGAATGACTATCTTGTTCTTGGAACAAGTCCAATAGTAATACCAAGAGATATGAACTATTTTCAGTCATTCGGATTTCAATATATTTGCCAACTCTTATTTAAAACACAAAGAGTGCGTTTTATCACCTTTTCAGGTTTTCCAAAGTACGCGATTACAGTTTTCAAAAACGACCAAGAACGCAAATATGGTGATGTTTTAGGAAACGAAACCTTTTACAAGGAAGTTTGCCACCCTATAAGTGCTTATTCAACGCAAAACACTCTCACTTTTGAATGGGATATGGTCGACAACTTTTCTGCTGGTGATGAAGTTTCTCCTACAATTTACGAATATGAAAAAGGCAAAACGACTACCGACAAAGACTACCGCACTCTTCAACCAGTTCAATATACAGACGCCTTTGGAAGAAGTGATTTGTTTGATTTCCTAATTATGTATGACATTCCTGATTTGACCGCAGACCAAATAATGGATATGCCAAATTCACCTTTAAGAACTCGTTTCCAAAATTACAAAACATATATTGGTAAACTTACTACAACAAGTGTGGATATTTCTACGCCTGCAACTGACGACCAACTTACTGCGTTTGTTGTTGCGCAAAAAAATAGACAACCACAAGAAGGTGACGGAATTATAAACGAGGTTGACATTACAAGTTCTGTTTCGCCTGACCAAACGAGTGAAGATTATTATTTCTGCGTTTACACTAATTCTGCATGGGTTAAGACCTTGACTTACAATCCAGACGAGTATTCGAAACCTTATATTGACACGCAAGCAAATAAGTATCTTTTCGGAAATGAAACCATTGAACGAACATGGATACCAGGAAGTGGTTATCAAGACCCAACAGTTGGTGATAACTTACATGGTTTAGCGCTGTTAAAAGACAACCGTGAACAAATTTCAATGAACTACAATATCCAAATGATTACTGATAGTGATAGATTTGTTATTTCTTCATATGTTTGGCAACCGAATAAAACCAATGTCAAACTTGTTTTGTTGAATGACGAGATAAATAAAATTTCTACTGGTTTAATCAATGGAAACACAATAATAAGTGGAAAAGAGTTTGCTTTAAATGCCGACTCTTATAAAGGAACCGTAAATGTTGACACAAGTATAGATTATTTGCGTGTTTTAATCAGCGAAATTCTTGCAGACGAAGACCTTACTGGCGTTTCTGCGATTGCAATTATTGACGACACACAATTTATTGACGCAGATTTAGGAAGTTCTCGCTACTATGTATTTGGTAGAAACATAAGTGACCTTACCGTGCCAAAAAAGGACACTGAAACCCAAGAAGAGTATGAAGCAAGAATAGCAGAGGCTAAAAAAGATTGGACAATCCAACCTATAAGAAAGGCGCAAAACATTCAACAAAAACAATGATTAAAGGGCTGAAATAGCCCTTTTTTCGTTCAAAAGTGTATAATATAAGTAAATGATAAAATTTTAAACGAGGTTTAAACACATGCTCACAATAAAAGTTTTTTTAGAAGACAATGGTTCTAGCAAAGAACTAAAAAAAGATTTTCCTCTTTATCAAGGGGCGTACCAAGATAAATTGCTCAACATTTATGTTCCAACAAGTATTTTGGCACCACAATTTACAAGCACAAGTGCTAGCGGACAAGTAACCGCAGAATATGTTGCTGGTACCGCTGTTAAAATTGGTATGACCTATGTTGATAGAGACGGCTCAATTCATAAAAGTCAAAGTTATTATGTAAGATACTTGAAGACCCTTACATATCAAAATGTCGAATATGCACTCTTCGAGAGAAAGTTGCCAAAAGAGTTCACGCTTTATGCAGGTCAAGGACAAAATGCTCCTACCATGATTGTAAATGTTGTGAATGTTGACACTTCTACAACTCCACCAACACTTCTTTCGATTGTTACAAGCCAAGAGTTCAAACTTGATGTTCTTCCAAGCACAGAACTTGACAGAGACGATGTACAAGTAGCAAGCGAACTTGACACCCTTGAAGCACAAATCACAGCAATTAACCAAACACTTGCTAAAAAGCAAAACATTGACATTCCAAACTCAATGACCGACGCGAAGACCGTTGAGGGTGCTATTAACGAGTTGCACACAGATATCATTGACTTGACAGCCACAGTTGAAGAAAATAAGACTGAAACAGACGGAAAAATATCTGCGCTTGACACAAGAGTTTCAAAAAATGAAACAGATATCGCAAGCATTAACGCTCGACTTGAAACCGTTGAAGACTATATCGGCACAATCAATGGAACAACACTTCCAACCGACGAACAATTAACCGCTTTCGTTGTTGAAAAGACTTCAAGACAACCAAAGGGCGGAGATTACATTATCTTCAACCAAGAAAATGGCGAAGGAAAAGTAACCGCAAGTTATAAATATTTGTTCTCTGCCAACGACAATAAATGGCACAAAAACGAAATTCCGCCAATGGAAAAAGCAAGCAATGGCTCTATTGGTTTAGTTGAAGGAACTTACGGACTTGACCTTGATTATGATACAGTTGTTGATATTGTTGGCGGACAAATTAAGCGTATTCTTGTTAAAGACAATGAGGGCACTTATAGAGATATCCGTGAATATCAAAACACAACAAACACAAACATGTCTTATTTGGTTTCTCAAATCAATGCGAGAATTACAGCAATCATTGACGGAACAACCGCTGTTGGCATGGCTACAAAGGCTAGTCAAGACGCAAAAGGAAATGTCATTGACGAAACCTATTTAACACAAAGTGCTGGTGTTACTAAAAGACAAATGAAAGATTATGCTCTTCCAAGAGAGTTTAATGACACTTATTTTCTTGCAACCGCTGGTTATCAAAAGACAATTCCTACAACCCCTGCAAGCGGTATTCAGTTCAGTGTTGCAACAAACGCAGTAAAAGACTATACTTTGTTTACAGCACAAAAAACCACAGACGCAGAGTTCCAACTTGCAAGCAAAAATAGTTCTGGGAATGCATTTTATGTTTCGTCTAATGTTGACGCAAATGTTTACTTCCGCCTTACTACTCAATATAAAGTTAGTGGCGAAGACTGGAAAGACCTTTCAATTGAGTTGAGTGACCTTTTAAGTCTTACTGCTGGCAATATTAGAAAAATCACTTTTGGTTCTTCATTTACAGGCCTTTCAGAAGTTATAAGCCTTTCAGAAACCGACCTTATCAGACAAGTTCTTGAAGTGGTTACACAAGCAAGCACACCAACAACATTCAGCGTTTACTCAAACGAAACTTATCCAAGCACTTTCAATTTGAATACACAAACACAAGTTATTGAAGTTGTTAAAACTGGAAGAATAGGGCAACAGCCGTCAATCACTTCTGTTGGTGCAACCCTTTCAAACAATGTGTTGACATTTAGTTTGCCAACAAACATTGAACTTGCAAACAATATCGAGTGCGAATTTATCCTCAAATACAATCAAGCAAGCATTGGCAAAGATGTCGAAATTGCTTTGAAACAAGGTGACCAAACAATTAGACTTGCAACACCTTACAACTTCGAAAGTGGCAACCCAACTTTTGACGAACTTACACAACTCCCTATTGTAAGTAATGGTGCAAATGGTACAACAATTTGGTTTAAAGGCTTTGTAAAAATTGACGAGGGTGACAATTATACAGTTATCGTTGACGAAGACGACCTTACAATGTTTGCAAATAACATGGACATTCTTGCTCATAGAGAACTTATCATGGGTGCAAGTGGAACGGTTGAAACTGGTGCGGTTGACTTTGTTGTAACTAACCCAACAACTTACTTGGCTTATAGAGTAAATCAAACAACCTTTACTCTTGACCTTGAACTTCCGGTCGTTGGCGAAGTTGACAAGACAAAACCAGTTGCAATTACTTTCGGTGACACAACTTATTATTTGTATAACTTCCTCAACAGTCTTTCAAAACTTACATTCGGTGACCTTTTAAGTGAAAACCATACATATAGTGAAGAAACTGGTTATAGATTTGTTTTCGACGCGACATTCTTCTCAAATAGTGACATTACTGGTTTCGCAATTATGCCAGTTTTTGCAAGCAATAAAGCGAATAAACCAATTGCTGTTGAAATTACAGATGTTCCTGCAACCGCAACAAATGGAACATTGACCCCACAACAACTTGCAACTCTTAAAGCAGATGACGCAAACTATATTGTCTTTGACCATGAATACTATAAACTTTCTACAAGTGGACACATTGAGGGATACAGAACTTACTTCACTGTTGAAACAGAAAATAGTTCAACTTATGTGAAAACAATCACCATTACCGAAAGCACAAGAGCATGGGTTCTTGTTTCCGAGTACATTCCTACATATGTTGACGAAACATTTACTATACCACAAGAAGCGTGGGTTGCACTCAATGGAAACGCACCATATACATTTATGACAAGCGTAACTGCGACTAAAACAATCGGCGAAGACACCGAAGTTGGCATTATCAATGACCAACCAACATTATTTGCAAATTATGGCTTTGTCGTTGGACTTTTAAACGGTCAAACAATCAGAATATTCTCAATCGGACAACCTACTGCCAGTGTAAATCTCACAGTAAGGTTTAAGGAGTAGGCTTATGGGAAAAATCGTAAATCCACAAATTGTTATTGTAAAAGGCGGAGAAACACCAACTCCGCCTACTACTGGTGATTATTTTGTAAAAGTTATCGACTTTGATGGAACTGTATTGAAATCTGCAAACCTAAACAATGGTGACACCTTTGAACTTCCAACACCACCAAGCCATGACGGACTTGTTTTCCAAGAATGGTCAAGTTCACAAGCCATTACAGACAACAAAATTACAATCAATAATAACAATGTAATGATTGGGGCGGTTTACACAACTGCAAGTGGTTTGAGCGAGTTTGATATTGAACTTACAGCCGTTACTGGACTTTCTGTTACATTAAACATGGACGGAACAAAAAATTGGGGTGACGGCACAAGTGACACAGCAACAACACATACTTACAGTGCGGTAGGAAACTATACAATTACTTGTAACGGAACAACAATGAACACATATTACGGCTCTGGTTTATTTGGACAAAGTCAAACTGTTCTGAATTATTATTGTAAAAATGCAAGATTTGCAAGTGTCACTCTTATTAGAGATTTTGCTCTTTCATTTTGTTATTCATTATCAAATGTAGTAATACCAAGTGGTGTTACTTCTATTAGTGATGGTGTTTTTAGAGAGTGTTATTCATTATCAAATGTAGTAATACCAAGTGGTGTTACTTCTATTGGCAGTGATGCTTTTACCCAGTGTTATTCAATAATAGAATATGACTTTTCAACATTTACATCAGTTCCAACGCTTCCAAGTACACTTGCTTTTGAGGGAATAAACCATATTTGCAAAATGAAAATTCCGTCAGCCCTTATTGACGAATGGAAGACGGCAACCAACTGGGCAACTTATGCAGACTACATGGTTGCGGTATAGGAGAGAAAAACTATGATTAAAATCGAAAATGTTACAATCAACGGAAAACCTTTTGTAAAAACATATAGTGACAAAGGCTTATACATTAAAAAAGTTGGCACAACCGAAGAATACATAGAAGCAGTTGACATTCCAACAAAAAATTATACTTACAAAGAAACCGACAAGGAAATTCCAAAGGAGAAAGACAATGCCACTCAAACAAAGTAAGTCGAAAAAGGCTTTTGAACATAATGTAAGAGCCGAAATTAAGGCTGGAAAGCCAAGAAAACAAGCCGTTGCAATTGCATATTCAGTGCAACGCAAGGCGAAATAGGAGTGAAAATCATGCTTTACAACAAATCTACAAAAAGACCGCAAGTTATGGTCGATTGCCAAACTTGTGAGTTCTTTGATAAAAAGAAAAAAAGATGTAATGGTATCGGAAAAAATTGTTTCGAGTTCGACCCTAAAACACGAACCGCTTTTGACCCTATCACACATCTTCCAATCAAATTCAATTAAGGAGAAAAAACTATGGAAACATTGAATGCTATTTGGCAAGCAATTTACCCTTATGTTGCTGGGGTTTCAGTGACTGGTATCCTTTCAGCCGTTATCTATGGTTGTCTTAAAGGGGCTTTCAGCAAAACCATTTCAAAGGTTAACGTTGAAAAAATCTGCGAAGACGCAACCAGCAAAGGCATTGACAAGGTGAAAGAAGTTTCGTTTAAACAATCCATTCAACCACTGTGCGAAAGCGAACTTAAAAAAATTACGGAGCAAGCAAACGACTACATGAAATCTTATCTTGACGAAATGAACAAGAAATACGACCAACTTATCGAAATCATTGAAAAACTTTCTGCTTACTTTGACAACTCTATTGGAGTTTCAGATACAGCAAAGGAAGATTTGAAAGATAGTATAAATAAGGCGAAAATTGCCACTACAACGGTCGAAACCGAAGTTGTCGATAAAACATACGAGGAACCACAAGAAAGTGGCTCCAAGGTGGAAATTTCAGGCTCAAAAGCACAAAGGTAGGGTAAAAAAATGAACGATAGAGCGAAATACATAATTTACTCTATTTTAGACTTTTGTTTGTTCTATGGTGGAACGGCTGGGGTCATTGTTTACAACTATATAACACCTGACAACACATTAGGATTCAAACTTACATTTACTGGCATTTGCCTTTTAATTGCATTGATACTTATGTCGAAAGCAATTTTTGAAAGGCACTACCGCCAAAAAATGGACAGTCTTTTAGAGCAACTTGCGAATGCGACAGACCCTGATGTGAAGGCTGGTATTAAAGAGCAGTTGGATAAACACAAGACCAAAGACGCTATTTATAAGCAGTTAATGATACTTTTACCATTTATAATCTTATATATAGTAACTTGGCTTGGCGCAACTGCTTTGAGTTCTCTTAACGGAACAGTAGGGTTAATTCTGTTAAGTATGACTGGTGGCTCAATCTTCAATATTTTGAAGAAACCTGTTGGCGAAAGACTTAATGTTGAAAAAGTTACCAAGAAAGTCAAGGCTAAAAAGGAGTAAATAAATAATGAGTGATATGGTAGATAAGTACAGTGGGAAAATAAAAGGTGGAGTGGCAACCATTAGAATTAGAACATGGACATTGACCCTTGCGGTTATTATTGCCTTGGTGTTCTACTTCTTAATGAATGTCATTCTGCGACAGAGTTTCGACTTTATTCTTTTCTGTTTATTGGTGGTTCTGCAAATTTTGATACATTGTCTTTACTTCCCTGACGGAGAAATATTTGGGGCAAAAGACAAGACATTTGTTGCTAACCGTGAAGCCTACAACGCAAAGGCAACACTTATAACCGACAAGCAAAGAATAGAAGCGTTGAGTGATTTCTGCGATTACGATTATGTTCAAAGAAAAGACCGCTGGGTTAAAAATGAATGCGGTGCAATAGGTATCACACTCGAAGACCTTGAAGAAATTTCAATGCTCGACGCAAAACAAATTAAAACAATGACAACTTGGACAAAGACCGTTAAACTTGAAGACGGAACAGAACAAGTTGTAAAATCAGTACACTTTACAAAGAAAAGACGAAAAAGACTTTGTAAACTCATATTTGACGAATGCCCTGTTGAGCGAAACGAACAAGAAACAATTTTGAGTGCGTTAAAAAATGACGCAAACAAAGCCATAAGCGATAAGTCAATTAGATACAAGGAAGTTGCCTACACAAAACGAATATTGCAAGCCGTAGTATTCGGTGTGTTCTTTGCATTTATTGGTTACACGCTTAAAGACGGCATTGGTTGGGAACAAGTGGCAAGCATGGTTATGTGCGTCACAACAATGTTCACTACTGGCGTTATCTCGTTTAGCGAAGGTGAAGTCTGCAAACGTGTTTACAAGTCAAACTTCTATCTCGAACTTGGAAACTTCATTGACCGCTTCTTCGAGTGGGACTTAAAAAGAATTGAAAAGAGCGAATAAAACCGCTCTTTTTTTATGCATAATTTTTTTAAAAAAATATAAAAAACAGTTGACAAGCCATTTTTATGGCATTATAATGGTGTCAATAAAACAAAAGGAGAGATAGAAATGAAAAAAGTTCAACTAACAGACGAAGAAGTTGCGTTCTTGAAGTCAGCACTTAAAGTTTTTTATTCGAAATTGCGATACACTCTTAATAGTTTATGTGCTGGAAAACTTCCACTTATGAATGACAAGTTCTTTAAAAACATTTTAAGAGATAAAGATAATTGTTACAAAATAATAACAAAAATCAAAGACGACGACGAGTTTATTTGTGAAATCTGCGGTGAAACCTTGAAGCGTGACTATGAAGGCGGAGCGCCTAATGTTTGTGCTGGTTGCGTTCCACCATTGGAGAGCGAAGACAATGACTTTTACGACTAAACTGCAAGACAGATTTCTTGATATTGATTATGTTGAGGAAATCTTGAAAAGGAACAAATACATTAAAAGTGGTCAAGTCAAGTTTGAAATTGAAAAAAGCAATAATGATTTCAGTAAAAGCATTTACATAAAGTTCTATACAAAGATTGTCGAGTGTGACTACTATTGGAAGCACAACACTTTAAGAGTGAGTGACCACTATCTAAAAGATTGTCCGCATAGGCAATTTATTGTAACGCTAGGGCAACCACGAACAAGAAACATGTTTTCTTCGTTTGAAAGAACGATTGACAACCAATGTAAAATGGCACTTAATGAAGAGTTCCGCCACAAGTTAAAAAGATATGCAACTACGAGGAGAGAAGAAAACGGCTATGAATAAAAGGCAATGGAAAAAACATCTAAAAAAAAGAAAGTTAAGATGGGAAGCAGCCCAAAAAAGATTAGGCATAGATAAATGGTTTTCAAATATATTTTTTGAAAACTTATTGGCGCAAATATCAAATGAAACAATTAGTGATGATTGTGGCATAAGAATTGAAAGAAGAAAGCCAATGATACTTAAAGTAAGAGAATTGGGACATAACGAAAATCTAAAAGGAGATAATGGCAGTGGCAGAGAAGAGAATGTTTAGTAAAAAAATTATTGATACAGACTGGTTTATGGATATGCCAGCAACAACGCAAAACCTTTACTTTCACTTATCTATGAGAGCAGACGATGACGGCTTCGTCGCAAGTCCAAAAAGAATTGTTGCTTTAATTGGTGCAAGTTTAGACGATTACAAATTGCTTGTCACTAAAAAGTTTATCATTCCTTTCGAAAGTGGTATTTGTGTTATAAAGGACTGGCGAGTTAATAATTATTTGCGTAACGATAGACATACAGACACCATTTATAAAGAAGAATTTAAACGCTTAACACTCAATGAAAATGGGGAATATGAACTTGGTATACCAGTTGGTATACCAGTGGTAGACCCAGTATATACTATATCTAATTCTAATTCTAATTCTAATAATATAAATAATACATCAAAAGAAAAAGAAGAAAAAGAAAAGTTAGAAGAGCCTAAACATAGATACGGAGAATACCAAAATGTTGCCCTAAAAGATAGTGAAGTCAACACTCTTAACAAGACCTATGGAGAAGATAGGGCAAAGGAAGCAATCAAATATCTTGACGAATACATTGAGATGAAGGGCTACAAGGCTAAAAGCCACTACCTAGCAATCAGAAAGTGGGTGTTCAATGCTATAAAGAGAGAAGAAAAAGAAAAGAACCCACAACAAACGATTGACTATTCAGACATGTATACAGAAGAACAATTAAAAAGGTATAGAGAAAGGGGATAAAGTTATGGAACTTAATTTCGAAGAGATTTTTAATAGCAAGATTGGAGAAATCAGACAAGGCGAATATGCCAAAGACGGAAAGCCTTATTGCAGTATCTGCAATTCACCTAGATTTGCAGTAATTGGCGAAGGTGACGAAAAGCATTATGTCAGAGCATTGTGTAAATGTCAGCAAGAAGATATTGCTAAAAGGGAAGAAGCCGAAAGGATTGAAAGGAGCCGACAAAAGTTCCTTTACAATCAAAGACTTTCAATGATTGGGGAGAAATACCTCAACGCCACCTTTTCTAGGGCGAAAATTACCCCTAGAAACGAAAAAGTGTTCAACAGCGTTAAAACATATGTGGAACATGCAAACGAGTGTTTAAGGGGCAATTTAGGGCTTTATATCTATGGTGAGAACTCTACTGGCAAAACATATCTAACTGCATGCATGTGTAACGCACTAATTGAGAAAGGTTACAGTTGTATTTATACGAGCATTCCATTCTTGTTGGCGCAGATACAAAGTAGTTTCAATGGTGACAGCAATTTAGGGCTTGCAAAGGTTGTTGATATGTTAAGTGATAAGGACTTTGTGTTTATTGATGACCTTGGTAAAGAGTTTATTGGAAGACAAGGCGGAATGAACTCTGGGAAATTTGCAGAACGAGTTTTGCTTGAAGTGCTGAACGCTCGCTACAACAACGGCTTACCAGTAATATTCAGTTCCAATTACTCGCTTGAAGACTTCGCAACAAAATTTGGGCTTGACCCAGCAATCATTGAAAGAGTAAACGAAATGTCTACAAGGGTTTTGAAACTTACTGGTGACAATTTCAGAAACGAAGAATTAAAAAGAAAGACCGCAATCGCGGAAAGGTTGGGAATTTAAAATGAGAACAATAATTATTAAAACAGACAGAAGCGTAAGTGATACAGCAGTGCTTCAAGAACTTAAAAGATTGAGAAAAGAAAATGCAGAACTCAAAGAAACTGTTAAACTTCAAAACAAAGCACTTGATTACGGAGTGTGGGATATCTGCAATAAGTATCGAATGGGCATAAACCAAAAAGAACTTAAAGAATTTTATCTTACATTTGCAAGCGCCCTTTTAAAAGACGAAGAAGAAAAAAATAAAAAATTTTAAAAATATTTTAAAAATCAGTTGACATACACTTTTTAAAGGTGTACAATGGACATAATCAAAGGAGAGATAGAAAAAATGATTTACGAAAAACTTTTAGCGGTGCAAGGAAGCCTTAAAGCACCAAAAGGACAAAGAAACACATTTGGGAACTACAATTATCGTAGTTGCGAAGACATTTTGGAAGCGGTTAAGCCTCATTTGCAAAAGAATAAAGCAACAATCGTTTTGACCGACGAAGTTGTTTTGATTGGTGAAAGATATTATGTTAAAGTTACTGCAAGATTTATTGACACAGAAACTGGCGAAGAAATCACCAATACTGCATACGCAAGAGAAGAAGAAGTTAAGAAAGGAATGGACGGAAGCCAAATCACTGGCGCAAGTTCGTCATATGCTAGAAAATATGCACTCAATGGGCTTCTTGACATTGACGACAATAAAGATAGTGACACAACTAACACCGAGCCAATCACAAAAGAACAAATCGAAAGAATTAAAGAACTCAATGTTATTGTTGAGAATGTTTTGAGAAAGTTTAAAATCGCAAAACTTGAAGACTTGACTTATTCACAAGCCGAAATGATTATCAGGGCAAAAGAAAAATCTTTGGAGAACAAGTAATATGAAAATTGAACTCGAAGAAAAAACCCATACCTATTTTGTTGACGGAGAAATCGCAAGTATTTCAATCACCGAGTTGTTGAGAAAGCATGGGCTTGCACCTGACTACGGAAGTGTTTCAAAGGCAAAACTTGCAGAGCGTTCCGAAGTTGGAAAAGAAGTGCATAAAGACCTTGAATATGTTCTTAACAAGGCGAAATACACTCCTAAAACACAACAAGGCAAAGACTTTAAAAGGTGGGTAACCAAAAACATTGATTGTGGTGTTGGCGAGCAAATGTTGGCTTACGAAAAAGACGGAGTTATCTTTGCTGGAACTGCCGATGTAATGGCTTTCATGAAAGACGGAAGTCTAATGGTTGGTGACCACAAGAATACATTCGCTTTCCATAGAGAGTATGTGTCATGGCAAGTAAGTTTGCTTGACTATTTTGCAAGACAACTTGAAGAGCCAGTAAACGGAAACAACATTCATTGGAAAGGTGCGACAAAGTTTTATTGTTTCCACTACGACACAACTACGGGGAAAATGAAAGTTATTGAACTTGACAAGGTTCCTGACGAAGAAATTGAAAAACTTATCAACTGTGATATTGCTGGCGAAACATATAAAAGACCAGTGCTCGTTGTTGATAAAGATTTGACAGTTGCGTTTGAAGAAGCCGAAAACTATTTAATTGCAAAAGAAAGAGAGTTTAAAATGGCTGAAGCAAAAGCGAAAGACCTTCGTCAAAAACTTTGTGATTTGTGTGAACAACAAGGCATTAAAAGTTGGGAAACACCTGACGGGCTTGTAAAAATCACCTATATCGCACCTAGTGACAATATCACAGTTGACAGCAAGAAACTTAAAGAAGAATTTCCAAAAGCCTATATCGAGTGCCAAAAACTTTACAAGAAAAAATCATTTATTCGAGTAACCATAAGAGATGGAGAAGAATAAAGTAATTCTTGCAGACACTCGAAACCAAGTTGACGACTTTGTTGTTAAAGAACTTGAAAGACTAGGCTATACGGTAAGGCGAACAACTTTGCCGTTTGGTGACTTCGCTTTAATGGACAATATAACATATGCTGTTGATATTAAAAGTTCGAGTGGTGGCGTTATTGAAGTTGCCAAGAACATATGTTCCAGTGACCACGCAAGGTTAAGGAGAGAAATCTTGAAGTGTGCTGAATGGGGTGGAGAGATATGTTTCTTGGTGGCAAATAATGACGGAATAACCAATGTCGAACAATTAAAGGACTGGCAATCACCTTGCTACAAGTGGAATGTAAAGAAAGACGGAGTTGTTGTTCACAGAAAGGGCGAACCGCTTACAAGAGTAAAAGGCGAAACACTTATGAAAGCAATCAAGACCATTTGTGAACCTAATCATTACAAACAAGGGCTTACGGTTAGATTTACATTTGTGGCAAAGGAAAAGGCTGGCGCTAAAATCATACAAATACTAGAATGGTGGAGAAACCAAAAGGAGAAAAAATGGCAAGACAAAAAAGAGACCTAAAAGAATTACGCGAACTTGTTAAAGTTGACCGACCAAAAGCCATGTATATTTTTAGCCTTCAATACAAAAAGAAACTCAAAAGATATATTACAAAGGAAGGCTATGTGGCTTACGACGCAAACGAGTTGTCTAAAATTCAACGAAACACTCGTAGGGGTCGACCAAGAAAAGAAATTTAAAAACAAAGATAGTAGGAGAAAAAACAAAAATGATAGAAATTAGAAACGATATAAATAGCAATGAAAAATTAAATTATGTTAAGGCACAAGGTTTAACATATGATATTGCAAGAGAACTTGCATGTGGTGTAAGAGCATTAGGTGAAGAAAAAAGTGATTTTTTTGTGGGACTTTTTCCAGTTCTTGTTAGAGCATTTGGGGTTAAAAGATTTAAAGAATTAGCAAAAAACGCAATCGAACTTGAAGAGGCAAAAAAGAACCCTGAAAAAATGAGAGAAATTATGAAAGACTTGTTGAGCGAAAAACTCGAAGAACTTATTGATGCTATTGATAAAAAGGAAGGGCAAATAGATGAATAGATTGTCAGTGTTTGGAAGAGTTGTTAGAACTCCAAAACTTGAAGAAACTAATAGTGGAACAAAATACACAAGATTTACGATTGCCTCTAATTCAAGAGGGAAAGACGAAAATGGTGAACCATCAAAGATTTTCTTTGATTGTATTGCTTGGAGAGGTCTAGCAGAAACAATTACAAAATTCTTTGGAAAAGGCGACCGCATTGTTGCATATGGCGAACTTAACCAAAGAGAATACGAAAACACACAAGGTCAAACGGTTAAAAAATTTGATTTCAATGTTGACAATGTTGATTTTGTGGAAAACAAAACCGAAAAAGATAAAAACAGAGAAGCAGAAGAAAAGGAAACAAAGCAACAAGAACTTCAAGAAGTTGAAGATGTTGACAATCTTCCTTTCTAGGAAATAGTGTGGTTTGCGGTTAGCCCAAGAAACCGCGGTATGGGTGTATAACTTAACATGGAAAAGTTTTTCGCTAGCAAACAATTAAAAAAATCTTACGACATCTCCTTTTTAATTGTCTCATTGGCTTTGCTAGCACTTAACAAAGAGTTGTTAATGCAGGTTCGAGTCCTGCTACACCCACCAGGACGGAGTTAGACGAGCCGATTTGATATATAAACATATCGGTAGAGTGAGTGTTAGGCGTCTATAAGGAAGAAACAGCGTGGTCAAGGCTTCCCCACAGAGAAGTGGACTTATTGTTATGACGATAGCGTAAGTGAAACACAGCATAACTGCAAAAGAACAAGGAACGGTCGACAGCCTTGTGTGAGTAGTTATGTTTAATGGAGAGTTGGCAGAGTAGGTTTAATGCACTGGTTTGCTAAACCAGCAACCTTTAAAAGGGTTCGCAAGTTCAAATCTTGCACTCTCCGCCATAATATTAAAAACAAGTCAAAATTTCGGTCTAGGAGACGAGTTTTATGCAGTTAAGTATAGAACAACAAGGAATGGTAGAAAGTGCCTTGTGGGTGGTAAATTTCGCCTTAAAACAGCATAACCAACCGCACAATGAAGATTTAAAGCAATCAACCATTCTCTATTTGTGTAAGTGTGCACAAGGGTTTGACCCCAGTCAAGGCGTTAAGTGGACAACTTTTGCTTACAAAAACGCATTCTTTTATATCAAGCGCTCAATAAAGAAAGAAAAAGAAAAAGTTGAAGCGCTTTATTCAGAGGACATAGAAGACTTTGAAAGTTACATAGGAACCGAAGATGTTTTCTGCGAAGACAAATTTACTCTTGAAAAATTGTATAAAAGGCTGACCGAAACAGAGAGAGAAGTTTTGGAACTTCGGAAACAAGGGTTTAGGGTTGACGAAATCTGCTCTATGACCAATTACACACTTACGAAAGTAAAAAGAACTTTTAAAAGTATTAAAGAAAAAGCGAGGGAAAATTTTATGTTTATGAAAAAATCTAAAATCAGCAAAGACGACCAAAAACTTATAGTTGAAATGTATTTTGACAAACTATGGAACTATTCAAGGATACTTGAACACTTTGGTGGCAAATATGTTTACGCAGACCTTAAAACCTTTTTGGACTGGTACATTGAGAATGCGGGGGTTGTCAGAAATGCCTAGGAAGAAGAAAGTTGAGACTAAACCGCAAAAAAACTTTGCACTGCTTATGATTTCAATCACTTTGTTGGCTCTTTGTAGTGCTTATATGTTGACATTTGCTGTTCTGCACATTGTTGGAGTTATGCAACCAACCGCCATGGACTATGGCTGGTGGGGCGCTGGTATTTACTTTGGTGTTGTTGGGCTGATTTGGGAAAAGAAAACGCGAGTACCTAGTTGGGAAAGACAAAAAAAATAGGTTGGAAAATTTCCAGCCTTTTTTCATGGAAAAAAATATTTGTAAAAAAATTAAAAATATTTTAAAAAATGATTGACAAGCCGTTTAGTAGGGTGTATAATGGCATCAATAAAACAAAAGGAGAAAGAAATTATGGAAAATAAAGAATTTAAAATTGGTGACAGAGTTGTTGCGGTTAAGCCTGTCGGAAATAAAGAAATGGTAGGGGTTGAAGGCACCGTTATTAGTTCCTTTGTTGACTCTCTGGGTATCAAATTTGATAAGGATATCGGTGGACACGACTGTTTATGGGGTAATGGTGTTTCTTGCGAATTTGGTTATGGTTGGTTTTGTGCAAGAGATAAAATCAAAAAAATTGAAGACGACAAAGTCATTTTTAATGACAAAGCCACAATTCTTTTCAAAGACGGAAAAAAGTTTGTATCAAAATGCGACAACGAAGACACCTTTGATAAGGAAAAAGGTTTGCTTCTCTGCATTGCAAAATCTGCTGGCTATACCTATGAAGACATTTTGGAACTTTTGGGAACGGCAAAAAGCCCTGTTAAAGAAGTGAAAAGACATGCGAAAGAAGGTGAATACATTAAAATTGTAGACAGAATAAGGGGAGAAAAAAGATACAAAAATGGAGACATCGTGAAAGTTACATTTGCCTTTTCATATAGTGGGGTTATGTGTGGTGTAATTGCCATTTTAGACAAGGAATATGTAGTTCTTGAAAATTATGTTCCAAAGGAGAAATAGTCCATGAAAGGTCAATACGATAAGCCATTTTACATTTCAGCCGATGTGTACAATCACTTTTCGAAAGAAGACAAGCAGAGGTTTCTTATTGCGATGTTGAAAGACATTATTCGCAAACTGAAACACCAATATAAAGAAGTCAAAGTAACCGAAGTGGAAACACCTTTTGTCGTGAAAGACCCAACAAATGCTCACATTTTAAAGGTTCTTCCACTTATAAGGTTCAACTATAAAGAAAAAGATAAAAAGTCGAAAGATAGTGTGGTAAATCAAGGCGAAAATGCCACCGTAAAGCCACAAAATAAATAGTGTCGAATTAACTATCAATGGAAAGGCAAACAAGCCTTGTAGGGGTAAATTTTGGGCTAAAATAAAGGGGAGAATTGAAATGCAGATAAGTTTATTTGATGGTTCTCAAAAATTCAAATTGAATAAACCAATTAGGCTTATAGAACTTTTTGGCGGTTACGGCAGTCAACATTTTAGCCTTTCATATTTGGGATTAAAATTTGAACAATGGAAACTTTGCGAATGGGCAATTAAAAGTATTCAAGCATATAAAGATGCTCATTTTGAAAACGACAATACAGATTATTCAAAAGGTTTAACAAAAGGGCAGATTGAAGATTGGCTGTTCAATAAAGGAATTTCATCAAATTATAATGAGCCAATGGGAAAAGACCAAATTAAAAGACTTGGTGAATTTAAAATCCGACAAATTTATAATAATATTAAAGCAACTCATAATCTTGTTAATATCCAACAAGTTCATTCAACCGATTTGGAAATTGTTGATGTTGATAAATATTGTTATATAATGACTTATTCGTTCCCTTGTCAAGATTTAAGCAAAGCCGGGCTTGGTAAAGGAATGGAAAAAGGTTCAGGAACAAGAAGCGGAATGTTGTGGGAAGTTGAAAGAATTTTAAATGAATGTGAAAATCTACCACAAGTTCTTTTAATGGAAAACGTGCCAGATGTTATCGGTTCTAAAAATATTGCTCATTTTTCAAAATGGTTGGAAAAATTAGAAAGTTTAGGTTATCATTGTTATTGGAAAGTTTTGAATGCAAAAGATTATGGAATACCGCAAAATCGTGAAAGGTGCTTTATGGTTAGCATTTTGGGAGATTATTATTATGATTTTCCTAAAAAAATTCAATTAGAAAACAAATTGAAAGATATTTTGGAGAATGAAGTTGACGAAAAATATTATTTAAGCAGTAAAGCAATTGAAGGAAAAGTTTCAACAAATTTTCAAACATCAAAATTAGAATTTTCAATCCCAAATAATGGAATTGTCCCAACTTTATGTGCAAGAGATTACAAAGACCCCAAATGTGTTATTGAAAGTGATAAAGATTTTGTTGAGATTAAAGGCAGGAAATATCCAGTTTCTAAAAACGCTGAAACAAATTTGAAAACAAAATTATGTGATAAACTTATAAATGAAGGTTTGGCAAAAGAAAACGATGTTATTCGCCACAGTTACACGAATAATCGATTAAAATCTTACTATGCAAGCAATAAAGAAAATCATGATTGCAGTCCAACGTTAGACACTAGATGTGATTGTTTAGGTATTGTTGTTAAAACAAATAATAAACGATTGAAAAATCTTGTAGAAAAAACAAAATTTGGAAAAGAAACCCTGGCTCTTGATTGTTTTAATCAATCAGTTCATTCAGATTGCGTTCAAACGATTAAAACAAACATTGATAGTGGCAATATGACAGCCGTTTATAATGATTTTAGGATAAGAAAATTCACGCCAAAAGAATGTTTTAGACTTATGGGAGTAAAAGATGAAGATTTTGAAAAAATAGCAAAAAATCAGTCAAATGCAAGCCTTTATCATTTAGCAGGAGACAGCATTGTTGTTAATGTTTTAATGGCTATTTTCAGAGAGATGTTATGATATTTAACAAGGGGAAAAAGTAAAAGGAGAAATAGAATGGAAAGATTGACTAAAAAAGATGACTTTTTTGATTATGTATTGCCAGAACAAAATATTTTTGGTGATAATCAAGCGTTTGAAATCAGTTTGGGCAAAACTGAATATACTTGTAAATTACATATTACTGGTGAAGCAATAAAAAGATTTGGCGAGTTGGAAGATGTGCTGGAAAAGTATGGAATTGAAAATTTGGAAGATTTGGAATTAAGACTTGAAGACATTAAACATTGTGCCTATCAAGCAAATAAACAACTCCAACACAAACTAGAAGTGGCAGAGAGAGCAACGAAATTGGCTTGTAATGAATTAAGAAATTTGAATTACAGAACTTTTGACAATACGGATATTGATTTTGAACAACAATTTAAAGAAAAAGCCGAGCAAGAACTTAAAGGAGAAAATAAAAATGACAAATAAAGAATTAAAAAACAAAGTAAATGAACTTGAAAAAGAGTTGAAATCAATTAAGCAACAACTCGCACCAAAGAAAATCACATTAAAAGAGTTTTTCGAAAGCAAACAAGAACTTGCTATTCATTGTGATACGGAAGAAAAGGCGAAAAAACTTTTATCCGCTTTTGATAAAATGGGCAGAAAATGGCGTTCTGGGGAGTCATATGCTGAAATCACAAATTGGGAAGATTATAAAGAAGAAACTTTATACTATAACGATGGCTGTTATGCTGATTTAGACTATGGCACAGAACATAATCATGATGTTTATGAGTTCGAAAATGTTGACCTAACCCTTCCGAAAGAATATCAATTTAGTGAAGATGAAAAAACTATTTTGAGAAATTTGGAAAAAAAGTGGAAATGGCTGGCGAGAGACAAAGATGGTCTTTTGTCTGTTTATACCCACAAACCTCTAAAATCTAGTAATGGTTACTTTTCCACCCAAGGTTCTTATGCATTTTTTGATACATTTGGACACTTATTCCAGTCAATTCAATGGACTGACGACGAACCGGTCGAAATCGCGAAAGTGATAAGGGAATAGTTATGGAAGAGAAAGAAAGATATAGAGTAGAAGAAAGATTTGCATATATACATAATGATAAATGTGGAGATGGAATATTAGATATTTTAACCGATTATGAAATATATGACATTGAACAAATAACTGTTTTACTCAACCAACAAAGCATGAGAATAAAAGAACTTGAAAAAGCATTGAAACAAGCAAACACAAATAATTATCTAACCGATTTTTATTTGGTTGCAAAAGAAAACAAAAAACTCAAACAACAACTATCTCTTAAAATGGAAGAACTACATATTGCTTATTGTGGTATTGAAAATGTAAAAACTAAAAATGGCAATCTAAAAGAAGAGATTAAAAAACTCAAACAATCACAAAAACAACTTGCTGTTGAAAATTGTGAGTTCAAAAAAGAAAAGTTATATTTTGATTTATTATTTACAAGATTACACTACATTCATAAACAAGCAGATGAATTTCGTGAAGAAAAAGAACGATATGGAATTAAAGATATGGCACTTGATAGTATTTGGCGAGTTTTTGATTTGCAAAAACACGATTGTTGTGAATATGAAGAAATGAGTGAACTTGAAACTGGTATTGAAAGTATTGCTAACGACGAATTGTTGAGAAACATAGAACATGATTTGCAATTTAAACCAACAAGAACCGTAGACGAAATATTTGAAGAAATACAAAAAATAGACAACCAAATCAAAGAACTTAAAGGAGAAAAATAGAGATATGAGAACACTGATATTATTGAGGGGAACCCCGGGGTCAGGTAAAAGTACATGGTTAAAAAAGAAAGGACTTATGCCATATGTTTTAAGCGCAGACAATATTCGTTTACTTTATAAAAGTCCAGCAACAGATAGTTTGGGGAATACAAGTATAGACCAATCAACAAACAGAGACGCATGGAAGACACTTTTTGAAATCTTGGAAAAAAGAATGAGTATTGGCGAGTTTACAATTATTGACGCTTGCAACAGCAAAACAAGCGAAATGAATTTGTACAAATCTTTGGCGGAAAAGTATAGATATAGAATTTACTGCGTTGACTTTACAGACATTCCGATTGAAAAGGCTAAAAAGTGGAACAAAAAGAGACCAAAACATAAATGGGTACCTGATGAAAGCATTGACCTTTACTATTCAAGGTTTGCGACGCAAAAGATACCAAGTGGCATTAAAGTGATAAACCGAAAAGACTTTGAGAAAGAAGTGTATTACAGAAGTGTTGACTTGTCCAAATATGAAAGTGTTAAAATAATTGGAGATATTCACGGCTGTTATAGTACTTTAAAGAACGCAATCGGAGAGATTGAGGATAACACATTTTATATTTTCCTCGGAGACTATCTTGACCGAGGCATTCAAAACAAAGAAACACTTGATTTCCTTATGGGAATAAAAGACAAAGAAAATGTTTGTTTACTTGAAGGCAACCACGAAAAGCACCTTTGGGCATACGGCAATGACCTTCCAGTGCAATCAAAAGAGTTTATGCTTCGTACAAAAGACCAAATAAAAGACTTCGACAAAAAAGAAATCAGAAAGTTCTACCGCAAATTACACCAATGTATTTTGTTTGACTTCGACAAGAAGCAGTACTTCTGCTCTCATGGCGGAATAAGTACAATCAAGCAAAACCTTGTGTTCACTCCAACATGTGACTTTATTGACGGAGTTGGAGACTACGAAGACATTTACACATGTGAAAAAACCTTTAAAAAGACAACTCCAAACATTATTCAAATCCACGGACACAGAAACCCTAACCGTGAGAAAATTGAAGCAAACGAAAACAATTTCAACCTTGAAGGGCAAGTTGAGTTTGGTGGCGGTTTGAGAGTTGTTGAACTTCATCACAACAATAAGATGACACTTATTGAAGTTACAAACCCTTTTCACAGGGTGCAAGAAGAGAAAACAAAAGAAGTCCAAAAAGAAGAAACCAAAGCACTCACAGTGGCAAATCTTATTACTACTTTGAGAACAAATAAAAAAACGATTACAGAAAAGCAGTTCGGAAATATTAGTTCTTTTAACTTTACAAAAAACGCTTTTTATGAGAAAAACTGGAATGATTTGACCGTAAAGGCTCGTGGCTTGTTCCTCAATACAAAAAACAATACAGTTGCTAACCGTGCATATGAAAAGTTCTTCAATATTGGAGAGGTCAAAGAGACGGAACTTGGCTACTTGTCAACCCACTTGAAGTTTCCTTTGAAATGTTATGTAAAATACAATGGCTTCCTTGGCTTGCTTGGTTACGACGCCGACAATGATAAATTGTTGTTCTGCTCAAAGTCGAATGTTGGTGGAAATTTCAGTAAATATTTTGAAGACATTTTCATGGAAAAATACGGTGAAAAATACCAAGATATTTTGAATTATGTAAAAGAAAATAATGTTTCACTCGTGTTTGAAGTGATTGACCCAGTAAACGACCCACACATTATAAAGTACGACAAAAAAGATATTGTTCTGCTTGATATCGTGAACCGTGAAATTAGGTTCAAAAATGCCCCTTACAGCCAACTTTGTGAGTTTGCCGATAAATTACACATGAGCGTCAAGAAAGAGGCTTACACAATCAATTCTTGGGCTGATTTCCTTGTTTGGTACAACGATGTCCTTGAAGAAGATTATATATACCAAGGAAATGTGATTGAAGGCTTTGTTATTGTCGACAACAACAACTTTATGACAAAACTCAAACTTGACTACTACAAGTTTTGGAAACAAATGCGTTATGTGGCAGACCAAGTTATGCATGTTGGAAAGAATGGAAATCGCAAAGGTTATATTGACCGCACATCTTCGCTTACAACCGCCAAGGCAAATCTGTTCTACGGCTTTTTGAGAAAACTTTGCGAAGACGGCTATGAAGGAAAAACCGACATTATAACCCTTCGCGATTTATGGAACGGGGAGAATGAAAAAGTATGATTTTCCCTGCAACCATAAAAGGATACAAAGTAAACAATGAAGACGAACTGCACGAACTCGTTGACATTGATATGTTGACCCCTGACGAATATTCAGAACTCGTAAACACAACCGATGTTGAAGCCGAAGAAGCCTTAAAAAAGAACAAAAGAAAGTCATACAAAAAACTTTATCTTGAAGCGAAAGAAGATTGCAACTACTGGTTTAAAAGGTTTAAGCAAATGGAAAACAAATGCGAAGACCTAGCCAGAGAATTATTATTTGCGAAAGGCAAAAAGGAGAAATAATTATGTTAAGTATTTTGCTTATTATCATTGCGTGGGTAGTTAAAATGCCTTTGTGGTTGTCAATTACTACAACCGTTTGTTGTTCACTCAACATACTCTGTAACTTACCATAAAACTCAACTACTAACCCCCACCTAAACCGAAAAATATAAGACCCTAAAAAAATGACCCCCCTACACATTTTAGTGTAAGGGGTTTTTCTTTGCAGAAATAAAATTTGGAAAAGTTGGGTTCGGGGTGCCTTAATGCAGTTTTTTTTACAGGCACGCACCCGCACACGCGCCCGCGACGCGCACCTGCACACACGAGCACGTGCGAATACCACAAAAAGCAAAAAATGTCAAGCGTTTTTCAAAAAAAAAGTTTAAAAAAAATTTTTCAAAAAAAAAT